ATGCCTGCAAGAACAACTTAAAGTCTTGCTGTAATAGGGCTAGAGAATTTTTTTCGGTCATTGATCGGGTGTATCTCCTTTAATTGTTCCATCTGGTTCTGTTTTAATAGGATCATCTCGAAGTGGTTTTGCTTCACCTTGTTCAGTCATTGGACGTTTATTTATCTTATCATCCATTAATATTATTTCATCTAATATTTTATTATTTTTCATAGTTTCTGCAACTTCTTTTGCTACTCTCATTTTTATTAGATCTATTCTAGCCGGACCTATAGAGGATTGTCCTGAGTTTTTCAAATCAGCTTTTATACCTTTTATCTCTGCTAACAACTCTTTACGGTAAAGTTCTGCAAATGCAGCTTTTGACTCTATCGGTATTAAATTAGATAGACTTCTTTCTGGATAAACAAAAGTTAAGAAACTTTCTCTTAAACCATATTGTGTACCTAATAAGTCTGCAAGAATTTTATCTGGATCTTGTTTATTTTGACGTTTTCTGTTACCTTCAACTACACTTCTATAAAAATCGTCCCCTTTAACTTTTTTCTTAGATTTAATTAATTGTTCTATAGCTTCCTCGTCTAGCTGTTCTCGAATACTTCTTGAAATTTCTGGTTCTAAATTGTTATAGAAATCAGTTAAGCTATTAATGTCTCTATCTTCAATAATGTTATTAGCTGCAAAGACATGACCCTTTTCAAAAGCTGGTATTTCCTTGTATCTGCTTAGTCTAAGGTGATAAGCTTCAACCAACTCTTTTAAACTACGAATTTTTTTAGGTGCTGTCATACCTTCAGTCTGAAAACTAATTTCACCACCTTGACCTTCTATAATTCTTTTTAAGCCTATAGGATCAGTTCCCATTTCTTTAGATATGTGTTTAATAACATCAGCAGTATTACCCAAAGTGTTAGGATTAATACCTAGAGATACTTCATTTAAGTAGACCATTGTTCCAATGTAACCTTTTTGATTACGTCTAAGTCTACCAGAGGGATTATTTCTATCTTTTTTACCTAATCGTGTGTCGTTAACAAGGTCAACATACTCCTGTGCTTTTTCTGGAGGTATAGTATTACCTTTTAAACCTTCTTCTTGGATAATAAGATCTAAGTCTGTTGATTTTAATTTTCTACCATACTTTTCTCGTTTTTGTTTATTAGTAAGTCCTTCATCAATAGTATCTCCAAGTGTCCTGTCATCATATTTTTTATATAAAGCTTGATACTGTTCGTAAATTGCTTCATCAGACACACCCAATCTTGGATCTTCTTTAAAAGACTTAAATACATCTTTTTGACCAGCTGCTTCTAAAGCAGCCTTTTCCTCTGGATTGCTTGGTATTCCTTTTCGACTACCTTTTTTTATCTGAAATACTGTAGTAGGCTCGAACT